AAGCAATAGCTCATTTAGATGAAGAAACAAAATCCAAAATAATGCAAAAACTTAAACAACCATTTAATAGGTTAAAAGATGCTCAAAATACACTAGATGATTAAGTTACTAGATATCGAATGACTGGTAATTCATTGGCAGATGAAGCAGATACTTATTGGCACCAAATACAATCCACAATTTGTGAATTAGGTCCTAATTTTCAATAAATAAAATATAGTTAACATATAAAATAACCTAAAGACTTGCTTCTTTGGGTTATTTATTGTATATTTGTAATAAATTTTTAAAAATGAAAGAAGAACTATTAGAAGCTTTTTTAAAAGATGTTAAAAAAATTGTTGAGAATAATCCTAATGATACTGATTTGGGAAAAACATTGAGAATTTATTTTAATAATTTACCAAAAGTAATTGAAGATTTTAAACAAGAGTTAAACAAAAAATAAGCTTAGTTTAAAATAGTATATAAAACAAAAAAGGTGGAATAAATTCCACCTTTTAAGTTTATATAAGATATTTTATTATCTAAGTTCTGCTACGTTGAAAGTAGGTACACCGTCTACACGAATTGCTCCGTAAAATCTGTTGTTTACTACTTTTTTAGCGTAACGAGTCATGATACCCTTCACTGGAGCGAAGTTGAAAGGATTGTACATAGTAGGAGTAAGTTGCAATGGCACGTATGGTGCGTAAATGTAACCTGTATCCAACAATGACTTACCTTTGTGACCGATAACAGCTGAGTAAGCTGGTGCATATGGGTCACGATATACTTGATAACGTCCTCCCAATGTACCGATTCTTTCGATACCCATGTTATATTGGTCTTGCTCAGGGTTAGCATCAGATACGTGGAAATATTCTAAGTCATCAAATATAGCTGAAATTTCAGAAGATACAACGATGAAGTTAGCACCACCACGAAGTGTTGATTTGTGGATTTGAGCAGAGATTTGGTTAATTCTTGTGATAAGAGTTTGGTTCCAATCCTTTTGAGTATAAGGGCTAGCAGCAGAAGAAGCTTTTCTCCATCCGTTGTAGTCCCAACGCAATTGCCATGCAGCCGCTTTACGAAGGTCTCTAAGGATTTCACGGTCAATTTCAGCAGCAACTTGCTCAGAAAGCATTGCAGTCAATTCAGCTTCAGCATCAATGTTGTGGAATGCACTAACATCTTGAGCCAATTCTGGAGACCATGTTGCACGTAATTTTCTTTCTTCAACCGCAACAACAACTTCATCAAGTCTGAATGATACTTCTCCAAGTTCTGTTTCCAATTCAAGAGAAGCGTATTCAGCCCAAGCAAATGATAAAATACTTGTAAATGCAGAAGCCGTAGTTCCAGAAGCACCTACATAACCATCATAAGTTGCAGTACCAGCAGCAGCTGCACCAGCACCAGCAGTTGTTCCAACTGGGTGACGAAGGTCAATTTCAACATACATAAGACCGTTAGGTGTTGTTAAAGTTCCAGTTGTTTGAACAATAGCTTTACCGTATTGTTGAGTAACTATACGCAAAGGAACATCAGAGTTAGCAGCAACAATAACGTTACCATCTCTGTCTAGAATGTTAGCAGATGTAACAGAAATTAAAGAAGCTAAGAAAGATTCAGTATCCATGTTGTTACCATCAGGGCCAGTCAATACTTCACGACCACCAGATGCACCAGCACCACCAGTAAAACCAGAAAGACCAATAATTACACTTCTCAATGAACCATCAGTAGCTGTTGGTAATGTAGCTGCTGGAGCAGCAACTGTTAAGTTACCATCGTTATCAAAAGTAAATGCACGTAAGTTATTCATAGTTTTGATAGTAAGAGTACCTTTTGAGTTATCAAACATACCATCATTATAAAATATATCATACAAGTTTTTAGCCATAAATGGAGTTACAGTACAACCAACACCAACAACACAGTTAGGAAGAGCAGCGCCAGTAGCGACACCATTATTCAAACCGTTCATTGCAGTATGAGCTGAGTAAGTAGTTCCATAAGGAGTTGTTGCGTAGTCGTTACCAGCAGCACCAGAACCGTCTACACGGCTAGAAGTTTGAGGTACAAAGTAGAACAATTTACCGATAGGCATGTTCATAGCTTGAACTGACACGATGTCATTAGCTAATAATTTAGAGAAAACACGTCTTACGATAGGGAACACAACTGTTTCGAAAGAACCAGATGATGTTGCAGTAGTTGATTCAGTTAACAAGCTAGAAGCTTGGTTTTCGTATAACTGAGCAATATTTTCTTTTACGTGGCCTTTAAGACCATCAAGGAAGCCTAAGCTATCCCATTTTGATTGGGTTTCTTTACGGATAGCCTTCATGTGGTTTAATCCGATGTTACCCACTTGTCCAGATGTTAATAAATGTGACATAGTTGTTTTTTTTTATTTTTTGTTATTTGTTATTATTTTTTTTCAACTCTTTGAATCAAATCAAGGATTCTTTTAGTTGAAGGGTCAACATACGCAGTACTTTCATTTAATTGCTTTGAAGAACTGGTAGTAGCCTCTTTGATTATTTTGTTTTCGATTGATTCAGCGATTGGTTTCCTAGAAACCAATTCGTTGGCAATAGTTCTATATAACTTTTTAGATTCTTTAAGGTTTGAAACTTCTTCATCAAATCTCTTGATAATAGTTTGTTTTTCTGCCTTAGTTGTAGCGTGTTCCATAAACAATCTTGTTACGTAAGTCAAGTTGCTATTGAAAACTACAGTCTCAACTAACTTACCTCTAAATTCTTTAAGGGCTGTTCTGAACTCATCGTTCTCAACCTTAAGTTTTTTAGCCTCAGTTAAAAGAGAATTATATTTTTTAGCAGTTTCAGAAACAAGTTTTTTAGCGGCAGCAGCTTCATTGATTGATTCAGATTTTGGATTTTCTGGAGCACCTATTGATTTAGGACCTTGGCCACGGTGTGAACCTACGCTCATACCGATACCAACACTAATTTTCTCGTCAATAGTTTCTTCTTCTTCTTCTTCTTCTTCTTCTTCTTCAGCTTCCTCGCTTTCTTCTTCTTCTTCTTCTTCTTCTTCTTCTTCTTCATCATCTACTAAAGTAAATTCAGATTCTTCATCTTCATCACCCATTTCGATTTCATAATCAACTTCATCTTCATCACCAATTTCTGGTTCAACAGATGCAGCATTAAGGTCAGAAGTTTTAACGATATATTCGCCTGGTTCAGAGACAGTTAAGTGAATTTCGTCACCTACGATTTCGATTTCATCTTCGCCACTCAATTTCTTGTAGATTGCGATTACGTCATCATCAGACGCTTGGGTCAAGTCTATTTCTTCTGATGCCATTGCATCCATTCCTTCTTCGTATGTTTCATCAGTTATGTCTTCTTCGTACATACCTTCTTCTTCCATACCTTCTGTTGACATTTCACCCTCAGTCATTTTTTTAGTTTTAGATTTCATTTCAGATTTCTCTTTTTTCTCAGTACCACCTTTACCATGTTCTTTCTTTTCCTCCGATGGAGTTTCAGATTTTTCATGTTCTTTGTTAGATACTTCATCAAGAGCTTCTTCAACTTCTTCCTCTACATAACCCTTCATGGATTCTTTTACAACACCGTCAATTTCTTCTTTAGCTACGCTACGAAGTATTTCTTTCGTGTTGGCATTGAGAGCATTCTGAATATTTTGGATATCCAAAAGTGCTTCTTCAAGGATTGTTTTTTTCTCTGCCATTTTTTGTGTATTCAGTTTTTATTTGTTATTGAGTAAATAAATGAAAATATTATTCACCTTATTTGATAATAAATATATCTAATTTGTAGAAAAGACGTATTATATATAAAAATTATAAAAAAAACTTAATCTAATAAGAATTTATTAAGCTTATCAGATAAAGTTTCCTTAATTATATTGCCTTTTGGTGCTACATTTTCTACATAAGGTTTAGCTTCTTCAACGTTTCTGAATATCCATGCATCTGGTGTAGATGGTGCAGTTACAACATCCCAACAAATAATTTCAAAATCGTCTTGTACAAGTTGTTCTCCATTTCTACCTTCTTTTAATGAACCTACACCTCTCGAAGAAACACCAATTTTAATTCTGTTTCTTAATAAATTAGCAACTTCATCCCCTTTGGTAGAAACAATACCATAATTAATAAATCCTGGAGTCATAAGGATTTCCATTTTACCCATAAGAGTTTTACCTTCCCACCAAGTTTCTATGATATTATGTGATATTCTATCACCAGCTATAACGCTAGATTCTGGGTGGTCTAATTCACCAACCGCAGCTCTTTCTTTAATAGCTTTTTGATATATTTCTATTTGTTTCTTTAAAACCGATTCTGGATAAACTCTACCATTACGGTTTAAGACACCGTATTTTTGTAGGATAACATATACGACTAATGGCTCTGCGATAATAATTTTGCCACTATCTATTTTTTTTATTTCACTGATGAATGGTTGGTTTCTAGGTTCATCTGGACTTATATATCCAGCATCGTGCTCAATGAGAAATCCCGTGCCACTTTCACCCCTTTTTAATATTTTTAAATTATCGTAATTTATACCCATAGTTTATAAGCTTATTAATATAAATATTCAGATAAATAAAAAAAACCCTAGAATTCTAGGGCTTTGATTTATTTCTTTCTTTTGTAATATTTAAAAATCTTACTATTTTCAAATATATCTTCTATTACTTCTTTTGAAACGTTTGTTAACATTTCTTTCATCATTTCTGTGTTAACTGGTATTTCAACATTCGTAAATAATGTTATTTCACAATTCATAAAACTACGTTTTCCATATCTGATTCCAGATTCTCTAATATCCAAGTCTACAATTGTTCTTTCTTTTTGGAAAACAGAATTTGAATCTAAATCAATTAAATCGTAAATTGTTTGTTTTATGTTTTTGTTGATGTTTCTGATTACTCTAGAATAACTTAGTTCTTCATCAGAATTTGGCTGGGCCCATGCGGAAATGTTAATATAAACCGCTTTTGGATTTTTGTTGTTCACGCTTCCGAATACTACATTATATTCATTAAAGTATGCGGATTTTACTTCTTTTCCTGTTTTCATATTACTTGGTTTTTTCACAAGAATAATGAAAATATTTTACACTGTCAAGTGGTTATTTTACGTTGTTCCAAACAGCAATAGCGACACCCACAGCTACTTGGACAAAAGTGATGATTGCAATAGCTGCTACCCATCTATTTTTTTGTTGATATATTTCATCTTTAGCTTCTTTCATTTGGCTAGGAGACCAAACATCATTCACACGTTCAACCCATTTAGCATGACTATCAACCTTACCTTCAACATTTTTGAATTCTGTAAGTTTTTGATTTAAATCTGAAAAACGATTATCCATATCGTTTCTCATTTTTTCATAGTTAGTATTTAGTCTTTCAAGTTCTTTTAGAACCATTTGGTTGTAATCTATCATCTTATCGTTTTCTTCTAACATTTTTCTATAACTTTAAATATCTAATTAATTTTCTTTAAGACTAACTCTTAATTCAACTAACTTAGAAATGTTTTTAATAAAGTTTTCGTTTATTTCTTGTTTGTCGTTTAACAATTTATCTTTGACTCTTAATAGTTTATCTTTAGCTTCTAAATCAGTTGTATCAAGCTTTTCATTTATTAAATCAATACATTCTCTCAAAGTATTAGAATAAACTTCTTTCTTTTTTTCATCACTAGAATCAATCAACACTTTTAAAACATTTTTTTCTGTTTCATCTAATGAAGAATATCTTTCATTGAATTTTTCTACCATAATACTACTTAACATACTATTAGGTAACTCAATACTTTCAGTAATAGATTTTGGTTTATTGTTCAATATGTAACTAACTAATTTGCTAGTAGCTTCAACTATCGTATCAATAGTTTCTGGAGTTTTTTTTGTGAATATAAGAGTTGAAATACATTCATAAAGTTCTTCTTTATTATCGTCAACTTCATAACCAAAGTTAATTTTCTCAACTAATCTATTATTGGCTTCAATAATATCTTTTTTATCAAACTTAGAAAATAAATCTATATTTTCTTTTACAAATAGATTGGCTTTGGTAGCATCCGATTCTATTTTTTGTTCAATATTGGTATAAACCAAAAATTGTGTTTTAAGAATTTCATTTTCTTTTAAAGATTTTACGTAGTCCTTAAACAACTCTTTTTTTGATATATCCTTTGAGATAACGCTTTCAGCCAAAAGTGTATTGTAAAGATTTTTTATATGACCGAAATTTTTTGATATTTGGGCTAAATTTGCCATGGTTTCTATTTAATTAATAAATATTGTTATTTATAGTAAAAATTGATTATTCGTCTAACATTTTATCAATATCACTAATCATTTCGTCAATGTCCTTATTAACTCTAACGTTTTTGTCATATATTTTTACCTTTTCTTCTTTTTGAACAATAGTTGGTTTTATTGACTCCACCAATCTATCAATAAATTTGTCTTGATATTTTTTGTTTCTTTCATTTAGTTTCTTACCCAAAACAACTTTTTGTTCTTTCAAAAGTTTGTTAATTTTTTTAACGGATTCTGTAACTTCTGTTGCGGCAGTTTCTTCAGCACCAGCTTCAGTAGCTTCTTCACCTGCACCAGCTATTTCAGCACCAGTTTCTGCTTCACCACCAGCCTCAGTAGCAGCTTCACTTTCAGCACCTTCTACATCACCAAAATCTAAATCTTCGCCTCCACCGCCTCCACCACCAAAAGCTCCACCTAGACCACCAGCACTACCACTAGATTCACTACCTCCTCCAGATTCACCACCAGCTCCTTCACCACCACCTTTAAGTGCTACATCCATGTCACCATATATTCTGTCAACAATATCAAACATACCAGTATGTTTAATTACATTAGCAGAATTAGCCAATTCAGCAGCTGCTGCTTTTTCCATGCGTTGTTCAAGCAAGTCTTTTTTAATGTCATCATCAGACATACCCAATATTTCTCGCTTAGCACGAGTCATTGACATAGCACCAAAACCATTACCAGCATCACTAACAGAGTCTTTATAAAGTGTGACTTTAGCTTGTGTGTGCTCAACTTTAAGCATTTCAGCTTGAGTAGATGGATTGTTAAGTGTTAATGTAAAATTATCAAAATCTTCTTCAAACCCTAGTAAATATAAATGAATAATCGCAATCTTATTAAGCTCTTGAAGCATTGATTGTTGGATTCTATTAATAGTTCTAGAAAAACGAATATCTTGTAGTGCAAGATTTTTACCGTCACCAGCTGTTTCATCAAACCCTAAGAATGGTTTTGGAACACGCAAAGCTGTAAATAAATTATTTCTCAAATATTCAATATCTGCTATTTGGTCTAAGTTGCTAGCTCCTGGAAGCGTATCAATAGGATTTGGTGAATCTTCAGTACGAACAGGTATAAAGAAATCTTGGTCATTAGATAATTGATTATATCTGAGGTCCATTTGACCAGTTTGTGGGTCAACAATTGGAGTACGTTTAAATCTATCAGCAATTTCGTTTACATATGCTGGAACATCAGCATCATCAATATTACCAACATAAATCTTATACACACGTCTTTCTGGAGCACGGGTTACACGATAAACTAACATTGAGTCTTCAGATAAAATTAATTGTTTCCAAATACGTCTTGCTTTTTCTAAAACAGAGGTTCCGTAAGGCAGTCTTCTATCATCCCCTAATAAACGGAAGTGAGCTATTTGCCATGAATTAAATTCAACGTCACGACCTCTCCAATAAAATTTTGTTTTGTCACCACTATCCACTTGACTATTTGGTGTTTCACGACCAGTAATCATATCAAATAAACCACTTTCTCTACGTTCCATTTCATAATTAGGCATTTGTTTAGCGCTTAATATACCATACTTTTCGTCAATATTTAAATAACAAAAATTATCACCATACTTGCATGTGTTTCTAGTCCACATAGGTAAAGATGTATGTATATCTAACCTATTATAGAATAAATCTTCTAAAATACCTTTAACACGATTACTGTCAGAATATACATTTAACATCTTTCCTTTTTCATTTAAAGTTGTTGATTCTTCCATCATTATATCTAATGCAGCGGCAATTGTTGGATAAAATTCCATAGCTTCAAAATCTGAATAGGAGCCAATACGAGTTGTTTCATAGTTTATTGATTGTTGAAAAAGACCACTCTCAACCTTTTTCCACATTTGAGACAAATATTTGTTTTGTTGAGCTTGTAATTTTTCTTTTTCATATTCAGCTCTATTATTAGTTTTTAACAATACATCACCATTGATATTAAATCTTTGAGTTGAAGTTTGTTGTTTAGGTGTTGCTTTTATAGAATCTGGGCTAAGAACTTTACCTAGTCTTTGAAATATTGTTAAATTTTTATTATCTGCCATAAATTAATTTTTTTATAATTATAGTATTTTTTACCAAAAAATAAATGTTATTGAACGTAATCACACTCGACATAAGCCGAATGCTGTTGTTCATAGTTAACAACTGTTATATTATATACGTAAGTTGTAATCCAATCTTGCCCTTGCGACCCAGCAGTTGCATTACAAAAAGTTGGATTTGAATTACCACCACTACTTTTAGACTTATTGGCTTGATTAGGTACGTAGGTTGTGCATCCAGGGGACCACGTGTAAAGTTGTGGTAAATAACCTTTACGTACAAATGTTCTTTTACAATTATCTCTTTTTGGTAACATATTATTTTATTTTTTTGACACACCAAATAACCATGAATATTGACCAGTCGGGTCTTGCATATTTCTGCTTACTATAGGACTTATATTTGGCTTATTTTTTTTATTTTCACCACCAATCCAATTACTTACGACAGTTGGTTTTTCTTTTACTTGTGTTGTTTGATTAAATGTCGATGTAGTTGTAATACTCTTTGTTGGTGCACCAACAACCCAACTACTTAACATTGCTTTGTTTTGCTTCTCCAACCTTTCAAGGTTTTTAAAAGAATGTTCAACAACCCATAAACACATAGCCAATGCCATAAGCAAATCATCATGATAACCATCCATATGGTCTGGTCTACCATTTTTGTAAATGAAAGTTTTCATTTCTGATGTCATTCTTGTTGAACGTACCTTAATAGCATCAGTTCTAATCTTAAATTCTAAGTTAGAAACCATTGGTAAACGAACTGATGTTGCATGAAACCCTGGCATCTTATTATCTTTGTTATAATTTGTAAGTTCTCTTTGTTTAGATGATAATATTTTTCCATTCTGATTATCATAATGCAATCTTTTATAACCAAATTCCAATAATTTAAGAATAGTAGAAACACCCATACCACCAGTAGCATCAATCACAGTATAAGCTTTATATAAATCCCCATATTCCTCAATTATTTGTGCTAATAAATCTGGTTGAATTTTACCTTGATACTCAACCACTTGTTCCATGGTTGTAAAATCTAATATAACCATCGTAGATGAGTCTTCCCCATCACCCCTAGAAACATCGCTACCTAAAATATATTGATGACCTTCTTGTGGTTCCTCCCATATCCAAATATCACCATCTGGTCCAGCTGTATACAATGGTTCCCTAATGTTAAATTTATTTTGATGTTCAATATATTGTTCATCAATAACATTTCCACCAGAACCAATAAATGATACATCCAATTCTTGTGCAATCATTTTAGCATCGTTATTCATACCACGACACATTTCCTCATACCATGATGACGTTGGTTTCCAACCATCTG